ATTCAATAAAGCTGATAGTGATGGTAAACAAAGCATGAAGACAGCATTAGAAAATCTTCAACTTAAAGGACTTGATGAATCAATCCTTGATGAAACTAAGATTCTACCTGGTGGAACACCTGATGATATTAGTTTAATCCCTGATTCACAAATCGAAGAAGAAGTTAAAGCACCTCTTAATGAAGATGGTGATGATGCTGAAGAACAAGAAGAAGCCGAAGCACCTGAAGTTGAAGCCGAAGTCGTTGAAACCGAAGCTGAGACTCCTGCTGAGGGGGAATCTGAGGAAGTTGCTGACAAAGACCCTGAAGCAACTGAACAAACCGTTGGAGCATTCGTTGATACTCTCAAGGGTTATGACAAAGACCTTGCGTTAGAGCTTGGTAACGTTACCATCGAAGATAAGGAATACGTTCCTGAAATGGTCTTCGATGATAGCGAAGAGGGCAAATTAATTATTGGTATCAACTGCACCCCTGTTGAAGAGGACAGTGATAATAAAGAAGAAGCTAATGCTGAAGAAACAGCAGAAGATAAGACCGAAGAGACATCTGAGGAAGCCGTTGATAACGGAGATGATGAAGTTATTGAAAGTCTAAAAGAAGCTATTCGTCAGAAAACTGCACTTGAAAAAGAAGTAAAAGAGCTTAGAAACAAACAAACAGTTAGCGATGCCGAAGTTAAAAAGTTACAAGAAAGCTTAACTAAATATCAAACTGCTTTTGCAAGAACCAGTGAATTAGCCGCAAAGTCTATCAAGTTTGAAAAGGAAGTTGCTTCCTTAAAAGAACAATTAAAGACAGACGAAGAAACAATACAAACCTTGAAAGAGACCGCATCTAAGGCCACTAAGTTGACCGAAAGTATGCAAAATGATTCCGCTAAGGTGAAGACATTAACCGAAAACCTCGCCAAGATGCAGGCTGAAGCAGAGGCTAATGAAAAAGCCCTTAACGAGCAAATCACTCAATACAAGCAAAAGCTTGCAGAGAGAACAGCTCTTGCTAAACAGTATAAAGCTAAGGCCGATGCTGTATTAGAGAGATATATCGCATCTAAGGCATCCATGCTCGGTGTCAGATCATCTGATATCACAAGCCGCTTATCTGAAGGCTATAGTATGGACGACATCGATAAAGTATGCGATGACTTATTAGAAATCAATGTCAACATGTCTAAGTTACCATTCGGCGTTGACAGATCCAGAACCAGAGTCACTGAATCTAAGGTTACCCCAAAGACTCCTGATGATGGCTATGAATTAGATGACTCACTGTTCGAGTTAGCCGGACTTGACAAAAGAGATTACTAGATCTTAAAACTAGATTATTACAAGGAGAAAATCAATGAGACAAAATTTACTTGAGACTTATAGTCGTCAATTAAAAGTTGCTGAAGCTTACGTCGCAAAGAATTTCGACGGCAGAACAGTTTCTAGCAATGCCAAACTTACAACTGCTGTCTTATTAGACAACACAAACAGATGGATGACAGAAGCTCTTAACACAGTTGCCACTGAAAGAAGTGACCTCGGTGCTTGGAAGAAATTCTGCTTAAACCTCACAAACATCGCTGTTCCATCATTAATCGCTAATGATTTAGTCATCGTTCACCCAATGACTTCTTACAGCGGCTCTGTTGCATACTTAAAGTATGTCAGCAAAACTGATAAGGGTGGAATCGAAAAAGGCCACGAATTCAACAGTGTCTTCGGACTTGGTGAATCCAGCGAAGCAAGAACTCAATTCACTTCACAAGTTATCGTTGAAGAAGTTGGTTCAAGCGGAAAATTAGCCTTAACTCCTATCGCAAACGGTAGATTCGTCAAAGATGATGAAGATGCTGCTATGGGCAAAGCCTATGACGCAAAAGTCATCCACGCTGACGGCACAATCGAATTCTTCAAAGTCGCTGACTTAGTTTACGGCGCAGGTGACAAAGTTGCTTACGTTTCTGAAGAATTCCAAATGGAAAGAGTTCCTGCAAAGGATATTCCAACCATCGGTCCTAAGATGGAACACATCGCCTTAGTTGCAGAACCAAGACGTATCGCTGTCCGTTACGACCAAATCACTGCTTTCCAAGCAAAAACTGACTACGGCTTCTCACTCGATAAACAAATCGCTGAACAAGCTTGTGGTGAATTAGCATATGAAATCGATACTGAAATCGTTCGTATGTTAGCTGATGGCGCTGGCGAAGCTCTTCCAGAATTAACCTGGTCTAAAGCTCTTCCACACGGCGTTAGCAAATTCGAGCACTACAATGGTTTCTTAGAAATCATCGAAAAGGCTCGTGCAATCATCTACAAGAGAACTAAGAAGTTCCATCCTAACTACATGGTCATCAACGCTGATGTCTTACCAGTCATCAAGTTCGTTAATGGTTACACTGGAGTTAAGAATCCTAAGATGAATGGTCCTTACAAAGTTG